CGTACAGCCGGACAATTAAGGGACTTGGTTATTCAATCGCTCGTTCAAGTGGTGATCGATCCGGAGGCTAAGCACAGCGTAAAGGTATCAGCTGCCCGCGTGCTTGGCACTGTTACAGAAGTCTCGGCCTTTACTACTAGAACCGAATCAAAGGTAATCGTAAGCAGTGCGACAGCTCGCGATCAGATCATGCAACAGCTACGCGACATGATGAAGAGTGGCGCGACCGATGCTATCGAGATAGACGCGGCAGAGTTATTGCAGGAACTGACGCCTACCCTTGACGAAGTGGCGCCAGACGACCCCACCGACACCCCCACCCCCGACTATATGGATGAGGAGTCCCAGTCCGCATCACATACTATTCCACTCAAACAATCCCAAAATCTCAAACAATCCCAAAATAATGACCCTACCCCCATCAAAAATCCTGACAGCTATAACGCCCGATAATTATGGAAACAACCCCCTTATCGAATCCTATAGAATTACACGGGGTATATATTTTTGGAACTTTTAGCACGCGAACTATAACCGTTATATATCTTTTTGATAAAAATAGGAAATGAGAATGGAAGTGTTAGCTCGTAAGGTATTAATTAATAAAGAGATGGTAAAGAAACAGGTAGAAATGAGTTATGAAGAATGCATGGAAAAGATTATGAGTCCGGCGCAACAGGAAATATTTAGGATAGTGGATGAGTACTGGAAGATGTATGGGCATAGTCCTACGTTACAGATTATTGCGGAGCAGAGGGGGAAGATGGGGTTAGCGAATACGAAGAAGATTGTGGATAGGCTTGTTAGGCTTGGAGTATTGAAGAGGGTTGAGGGGATGCATAGGACGATTAGGCCGGTGTATATAAATTTCAGGACATTGGAATGAGTAAGATTGCGGAGATGCTGGCGTTATTGCCTGAGAATGAGCAGCAGAAATTATTGGAGCAGGTGTCTATATATAAGGCGGCTATAGATAGAGAGCGGGCGCAGAAAAACTTTATGGCTTATGTAAGGATGATGTGGCCGGGGTTTGTGGGTGGAAGACACCATGCCCTGGTGGCAAAAAAATTTGAGGGAATAGCAGATGGGACGATCAAGAGATTGATTATCAATATGGCTCCGCGTCATACGAAATCTGAATTTGCATCATATCTTTTGCCGAGTTGGTTTTTGGGTAGGTTTCCGCATAAGAAGGTGATTCAGACATCGAACACGGCGGATCTTGCAGTTGGATTTGGCCGTAAGGTCAGGAACTTGGTGGGGTCAGAGCAGTACTCGACGGTGTTTCCAGATGTGAGCTTGAGACAGGATAGTAAGGCTGCCGGAAGGTGGGCTACTAATAAAGAGGGTGAGTATTTTGCTATTGGCGTTGGGGGAACTGTAACGGGTAAGGGTGCGGATCTATTGATTATTGATGACCCGCATTCTGAGCAAGAGGCTGCGATGGCGGCTGGCAACCCAGAAATTTACGACAAAGTATATGAGTGGTACACCTCTGGACCACGGCAGCGCTTACAGCCAGGCGGGGCGATTGTTATTGTTATGACCAGATGGGGTCAAAGTGATTTGACTGGTCGGGTTGTAAAAGACGCAATGAAGCGGGAAAAGGGTGAGGACTGGGAAGTCATTGAACTGCCTGCGATATTGCCTAGTGGAAATCCCTTATGGCCAGAATTTTGGTCGCTAGAAGAACTTGAAGCACTTAAAGAAGAACTGCCGGCGTCTAAGTGGAATGCTCAGTATCAGCAAAGTCCGACTGGCGAAGAGGGTGCTATTGTTAAAAGGGAGTGGTGGAAGAGATGGAAAGCAGACAGACCGCCGCCTTGTGAGTTTATTATTCAGAGCTGGGATACTGCATTTACAAAAGGCGAGAGGAATGACTACTCGGCTTGTACGACTTGGGGTGTTTTCTATATGGATGAAAACCCAAATGATGTGAATGTAATTTTGCTGGATGCGTTTAAAAAGCGTATGGAGTTTCCAGAGTTAAAGCAAATGGCGCATAGGATGTATTTGGAATGGGAGCCTGATGCATTTATTGTGGAGGCAAAAGCTTCTGGTTTGCCGTTGATAATGGAGCTTAGACAAATGGGTATTCCGGTTAGTGAGTTCACGCCGAGCAGGGGTAACGATAAGTTTGTCAGATTAAATGCCGTGACTGATTTGTTTAACTCAGGTAAAGTATGGGCTCCGGATACTAGACAGGCCGATGAAGTGATAGAAGAGATAGCTGTATTTCCTAACGGATCACACGATGACTATGTGGACTCGACCACACAGGCGCTGATTCGTTTTCGGCAGGGCGGATTTCTCAGGCTGGATACTGATGATAGAGAAGATTTCATCAGTCGCAAAAAATCTTATTCGTATTATTGAAGAGCTAACAAGGAAAAACCATGAGTATCGATAAATCACTGTATGAGGCTCCACAAGGAATCACTGGCATTTCGTCAATTGAGATTGAAATATCTGATCCTATGGAACTTGATACGGGAGAAGATGAACAAGAAATTTCGATGACCGAGGGATTCAATGAAAACTTGGCCGAGCTGATCGATGACAATGAATTGGCCAGCTTAGCCAGCGAGTTAATTTCTGACTTTGAAGAAGACTTAGCCTCCAGAAAAGATTGGATGCAAACATATGTAGATGGTTTGGAATTACTTGGCCTAAAAATTGAGAATAGATCTGAGCCGTGGGAGGGTGCTTGTGGTGTGTATCACCCACTATTGTCTGAGGCGCTGGTTAAATTTCAATCAGAAACAATGATGTCTACGTTTCCTGCATCGGGGCCGGTAAAGACTCAGATTATTGGTAGAGAAACGCCGGAGAAGAAAGCAGCTGCTGCGCGCGTGCAAGATGATATGAATTACCAGCTCACAGATGTGATGACTGAATACAGAACTGAACATGAAAGAATGTTATGGGGCTTGGGTTTAGCTGGCAATGCTTTCAAAAAGGTTTACTACGATCCTCACCTTGGCCGACAGGTATCTATGTTTGTGCCGGCAGAAGATTTCGTTGTTCCTTATGGCGCTTCTAATTTGCAATCTTCTCCTCGCACTACGCACATTATGCGTAAGACAGAGAATGAAGTGCGCAGATTGCAAGTATCAGGTTTCTGGGCCGACATTGATCTTGGAGAACCAGATACAACGCTTGATGAAGTAGAAAAGAAGATCGCTGAAAAGCTTGGGTTTAGAGCAACAACAGATGATCGCCATAAGATTTTGGAAATGAATGTTGACCTTGATTTAAAAGGTTTTGAACATAAAGATGAAGATGGAGAACCTACAGGAATTGCTATTCCCTATATAGTTACCATAGATAAATCCAGCGGCAAGACATTAGCCATCCGCCGCAACTGGAAAGAAGAAGACTCTCACTGTAAGAAGCGCGATCACTTTGTCCACTACCCTTACATTCCTGGCTTTGGCTTTTATGCATTTGGTTTAATCCATTTGGTTGGCGCGTTTGCAAAGTCTGGCACTTCTTTACTGCGCCAGCTTGTGGACGCTGGTTCACTTTCAAACTTACCCGGTGGATTTAAAGCTCGCGGCTTGAGGGTAAAAGGAGACGACACTCCTATTGCTCCAGGTGAATTCCGCGACGTAGATGTACCAAGTGGCACCATCAAAGATAACTTGATGACGCTGCCGTACAAAGAGCCAAGTCAAACTTTGCTCGCACTCTTAAATCAAATTGTTGAAGATGGCCGTAGATTTGCAAATGCAGCAGATTTACAGATAAGCGATATGTCTTCTCAGGCTCCGGTCGGTACAACGCTGGCTATGCTTGAGCGCACATTGAAAATTATGTCTGCCATTCAAGCGCGTATTCACTATGCGATGAAGCAAGAGCTGCAACTGCTCAAAGAAATTATTCGCGACGATACGCCTGATGACTATGACTACGATCCTATCCAAGGTAGTCGTTTGGCCAAGCAGTCTGACTACGACTATGTAGAAGTAATTCCAGTGAGCGATCCTAATGCGTCTACTATGGCGCAGAAGATTGTTCAGTATCAAGCGGTTTTACAGCTGGCACAAACTTCTCCTCAGCTATACAACATGCCTGTTTTACACAGACAGATGTTGGAAGTGCTGGGCATTAAGGATGCAAAGAAACTTATTCCATTGGAAGAAGATCAAAAGCCGGTTGACCCAGTCAGTGAGAATCAAAATGCATTGACAGGCAAACCGCTTAAAGCATTCTTGTATCAAGACCATCAAGCCCACATCACCGTCCACATGGCTGGTATGCAAGATCCAAAGATCATGCAGTTGATGCAGGGTAATCCGATGGCTCAACAGATTCAAGCTTCAATGATGGCTCACATTAATGAACACATTGGATTTGAATATAGGAAACAAATAGAAATGCAGCTTGGCATGTCACTTCCCGCGCAGAAAGATGATGCGGGTGAAGATGTCAATATGTCGCCAGAGGTGGAGGCAAGATTGGCTCCGCTGTTGGCTCAAGCTGCTCAGAGATTGCTTGGCCAGAACCAAGCGCAAGTTGCTCAACAGCAAGCTCAACAGCAAGCTCAAGATCCTATGGTTCAGTTGCAGCAACAAGAGTTGGCCATCAAGCAGGCCGAACAGCAACGCAAGTCGCAAAAAGACATGGCAGATATGCAGTTGAGACAACAACAATTGCAGATTGAGCGTGATCGTATTGCGGCGCAACAACAAACAGCGCAGATGCAAACCAAAGCAAATGCACTGGGTAAAGTGGCAGATATGCAATCAAACAGGCAGCTTGAATCTACTCGAATGAAAGCTGACGTAATGAAGCATGTTGCAACACTACAAAATGATCGGCAAAAGCAAAACAAAACCATTATGGCTGACGGACTCAAAACCGCCCTTGGCCATACTATGGATGTGAGTCGAGCCGAAAAAGACAGGGAATCAAAAGCCCAACAACCTAAACCGACAAAAGGTGAAGAATGAAAGCATTAGACGTCTTGGTCAAAAACATAGACGAGAGAACTGAGTATCTTCAACAAGCTGTAGCTTCAGGACGCTCAGCAAGTTTTGAAGAATACAAAGGAACGTGTGGCGAGATTAAAGGTCTGCTTGTTGCGCGTGGTTTTATCTTAGACCTGAAACAAACCATGGAGCAATCCGACGATGAGTGAACTTCTCATAGGCCAGACGCTAGATCCAAACGGTCCAGTATCTGTTTTGCCTGACACGGCTGACAAAAAAGCCAAACAACTTCCTGATCCAAAAACCTTTCATTTACTCTGTGTGGTTCCAGACGCCGAAGAAGAGTATGAGGGCGGATTGATTAAATCGGGACAAACCATGCACTACGAAGAAGTGCTGACGCCAGTTTTATTTGTCGTCAAACTGGGGCCAGATGCATACAAAGACGAAAAACGTTTTCCAAACGGGCCATCCTGTGCGGAAGGGGATTTCATCATTGTGCGTCCTAACTCAGGTACACGATTAAAGATCCATGGCCGCGAATTCAGAATTATCAACGACGATTCTGTTGAAGCAACTGTAGAAGATCCACGCGGAATCATTCGCGCTTAACAAGGAGCCCACAAAATGGCTGAATACAAGTTTCCAGACGAACTTGAGCAAGATAAGCAGGCTGAAATCAACGAAACGCCTGAGATTGAGATTGAAATTGAAGACGATACTCCAGAAGAGGATCGTGGCCGGCAGCCTATGCCAAAGCATATTGTTGAAGATCTTGAAAAAGATGATCTTGAGCAATATGACGAGCAGGTGCAGCTACGGCTAAAGCAGGCAAAGAAGGTTTATCACGATGAGCGGCGAGAAAAAGAAGCTGTTATGCGTGAGCAACAAGAGGCTATTGTTTATGCCAAGAAGTTAGCTGTTGAGAATGAGCGGATGCGTAAGATAATCTCCACCGGAGAGAAGGAATACGTTGAATCCGTGACCAATTCGGCTGCTTTGGAGCTAAAAATGGCTCAACAACAGCTGAAAGAAGCCCATGATATGGGTGATTCTGACAAGATTGTTGAGGCGCAACAGGCCATGCAAGAGGCCAATATGCGCTTAATGCGGGCAAAAAGCTACAGACCACAGGCTTTACAAGAGCAAGAAACTGTTGTACAACCCCAACCTGAGCAGTACCAATCGGTATCTCGGCCTGATCCCAAGGCATTTGCGTGGCAAGAGCGCAATCAATGGTTTGGACGGGACAAGGTAATGACAGCCACGGCTTTAGGTATCCACGAAGACCTAAAAGACAAAGGCTATGCAATTGGTTCTGACGAATATTACGCCGCACTCGACAAAACAGTGCGGAGACGCTTCCCAGAAGAATTTGAGGATGCGCAGCCTACAAAAAGGCAAGAGACTGCACGTTCAAAACCGTCAACAGTCGTCGCCCCGGCAGTTCGGACTACAGCTTCAAACAAAATACGGCTGGAAACGAGACAAGTCTCACTGGCTAAAAAGCTTGGTTTGACCCCGGAGCAATACGCATTAGAAGTTCAAAGACTGGAGAAATTAAATGGCTGAAATCAAAAGAGAATCACGCGAATCTGAATCACGGCAAGTGGATGTACGCCCAGCAATGTGGCGGCCACCTGAGACTTTGCCTATGCCTGACCCAAGACCAGGCTGGGTACACCGTTACATTCGCACAAGTATCCTTGGTACGGCTGATGCCAGTAATATTTCTTCTAAATTGCGTGAAGGATACGAGCCCTGCAAAGCGGCAGACTATCCTGAAATGATGATGCACGCCAATCAAGAAGGCCGATTCAAAGGCAACATTGAAGTTGGCGGTTTACTGTTATGTCGTATTCCAGAAGAATTTATGAAGCAGCGTGATGCTCATTACGCTAATATAAATAAAGCTCAAATGGAATCCGTAGATAACACTTTCATGCGTCAAAGTGATGCCCGAATGCCTCTGTTTGCAGAGCGCAAGTCGAATGTCACTATTGGCAACGGCAAGTAATTTTTCAAGGAGCATTTAAATGCCTTATCCAACGGTTTCGGCCCCCTACGGTCTAAAACCGATCAATCTGATCGGAGGTCAGGTCTTTGCGGGTTCCACTCGCAACATTCCTATTCAGTATGGTTACTCAACCAACATCTTCTACGGTGACTTTGTCAACATCACCCGTGGATTGGTTACCCGTTTGGCAGTTACTGATGGTGGCTCTGCTACTACTGGTGGTACTGGCTACGGTCAAGTTGGTATCTTCTTGGGTTGTTCTTATACAAACCCGTTGACCAAACAAAAGACTTTCAGCCAATATTGGCCCGCAAGTACTTTAGCTGGTGATGCAGTTGCTATCGTGACTGATGATCCTGATACTGTGTTTAAAGCTGCTGTGGTTACTACTCAAGGTGGTACAACAATCGGTTCTG